GGTCCGAGAGCGCGAAAGTTTTTTAGGTGAGAGGGATTTTTTTCACTTCCCCCGTCCGGGCGGCAAAAAAGGTAGGGGGGTTCAAAAAACGCCTGGCGCGGCAGTGGCAGCGGCAAGGCACCGGCGAGGGCGGCGGCAGGGTGTCACTTCGTGACACTTTTTGCGCCGGAATAAAAGTTGAGCTGTTGTGAGCCGTTTTTTGTGCTAAAATTGGTACAGTAAAAATTGCGAGAAGCCCCGTTGCAGGAAGCGACGGGGCTTTACTTATATGCTCTGCCTGCCCGGCGGCACCTGCATTGCGCAGGAGCCAACGGAGAGGTGGGGCATTTTGCTTATACGGAAACAGGGGGAATTGATGGATGCCAAAGCGGAGCGACCAGAGAGACGCCGCCAAGGCAGAATACATTGCCCGGCGGAAGAAAGGCGAGAGCGTCAACCTAAAGACGTTCGCGCAGGAAATTGGAATGCCCTATTCGACCGTGCGGCGGTGGAAGGGCGAGGATGCCTGGGAGAAGGCGGTGCCGCGCAAGCGCGGCGGGCAGCCCGGCAACAAAAATGCCAAGGGCAACAAGGGCGGCGGCGCGCCGGTGGGGAACACAAACGCCGAGAAAGACGGCGCATACAGCCGGATCTTCTTCGACAAGCTGACCGAGGAAGAACTTGCTTTTGTGGCGCAGACCCCGCTTGAGAGCAAAGCGGCGATGCAACATGAGATGCAGGTGCTCAAGTTGCAGGAGAAGAAAATTCTTGATGCGATCGCGAAGTACGAAAACGAACCGGAGGATGCGCTGCACACAACCAGCGTTTTGGATATGCGCGAGCCGGGTGGGCGAGGCCCGGAGAAGATCGACGGCAAAAACCAGACGATGGGTATGTACACAAAGGATAGCCCGTTCGCGCGGATCATGAAGCTGCGCGATGCGTTGAACAAGGTGCAAGGGCGCATTGCCGCGATCAGCAACGCGATGCGGCAGGCCGAAGAATTTGCCCAGCGCGTGGAGCTGGAAAACAAGAAGCTGGAACTGATGCGGATGCGCGCGATCGGCGTGATGGGCGACGCAGACGTGGGCGAGGAAATGAGCGACGAGGCGCGCGAGCTGACAGAGCTTGCGCACGAATAAGCGCGCGGGCATTTTGTTGAGGGCAACAAGATGGCGGGCCGGGCAAGGCGGCGAGGGTGTCACTTAGTGACACTTTTTTGCGGAGAGGCGGACCGGCCACAGCGACCGACAAAAATGTCGGCAGCAGGGCGCACGGGAGATGGTGTCACTTTGTGACACTTTTTTCGTGGAGGCGCACAGCGGTACGGGAAGGCGGCGAACGGCATGAACTTGTACACGAGCAAATTTCTTGCGGAGTGGCTGGATCTATCGGAGCGCCGGGTGCGCCAACTGCGCGACGAGGGCGTGATCGACGAGGAACGGCCCGGAGCCTACGACCTCAAGAAGTGCGTGAAGCAGTACATTCGCTACCTGCGCACCACGAGCAGCAAGGGCAACCTGACCGACGAACGGGTGATGCTGACCCGGGCGAAGCGGGAAAGCGTGGAAATGGAAAACCGGCTGCGCAAGGGCGAGCTGCACGAGGGCAAGGACATTGAAACGGCATTGAAAACGATCCTCTTGAACTTCCGGGCGCGCGTGCTGGCGCTGCCCGCGAAGCTGTCCCCGCAACTGGCGACGATGGGTGACCAGCAGGCGGAAATTTTCGACCTGCTGAAAAGAGAGCTGGACGAGGCGCTGGAAGAGTTAAGCCAGTACGACAACGCGCTGGCAATCACGGAGGCGACTTCACATGACGAAGATGCAGAAGAAGGTGATCGAGAAATGCGTAAGAAGGGCGAAGGCAAACGCGCTGTTCGAGATGGAGGAAACGATACTTCGTGAGGCGGGCATGGCCGAGGTGATGGCGAATGAAGAAATACAGCAAAGCCTGGTGCAAGCGATGTGTATGGGCGACCAGGCTGAACGAGACGAAGATCCTCTGCCCGTTCCCGGAGTGCATTATCCGGGTGCTGGTGGTGGCTAAGACAGCGCACCAAGACGACGGCGCGCCGAGTACCGAACAAGAAGCAGCATCGGCCAGCGGCGAGGCCACGACAGAACAGGAAGGTGTCACTTTGTGACACTTTTTTGCGGCGAGGCAGACGGAGGCGCGCGGGTATTTTGCCAAGGACGGCAGGACTGCGAGCCGGAAGGCCGGAGCATAGCACGGGCGCGGCGAGCGGAAAGACGTGGCGCACCAAGACGACGGCGCGCCGAACGCCGAACAAGAAGCGGCACCGGCCAGCGGCGCGGCCACGGCAGAACAGGAAGATGTCACTTTGTGACACTTTTTTACGGAGAGGCAGACGGAGGCGCGCGGGCATTTTGCCGAGGACGGCAAAATGGTGAGCCGAGAGGTGAGGCGGCGAAGGTGTCACTTTGTGACACTTTTGCAGAGAGACGGCCAACGGCGGGAGGCGACAAGGAATGAAGCATCACGACGGACAAACGAAGGCGTTTATACCGTATGCGGACGAGGTGGACATAATCTTGTCCGTGTACTCACTTCCGGAAGCGGCGCAAGGCGTTGACGAGGTGGCTGTTGCGGTTCCATCGGAAGTGGGAAAAGCAGAGGATGCTTTATCCGTAACAATTCTTGGCATACACATGGACGGAGCGCCGGATTTCATCTGGGTGCTGCCGCCTTCGTTCCGCATGGGGCTGACGTTCGGCATGGCAAAAAGCAGACTGGCGGCAGATGGCAAATATGCCGTCGAAAGAAGGTGTCACAAAGTGACACCTTGCCAGTACGAGCCGCACCTGGATGCACGGCCTGCGCGCAGGCAATACCCTGGCCTTTCTGAACGCCATACACTTTCTTGCCACACAGGCGGTGACGAAGGATGAAGAAACACAGCAAGCGCGTGGTGGACATTGCACCGAACACGGCGGAGCTGGTGGCGCGATGCCTAGCAACGGTTCGGCCACCGCCGACCCTGACGCTCTCGCAGTGGGCAGACCGCGAACGGCGGCTTAGCCCGGAGGCCAGCGCGGAGCCGGGGCAGTGGCACACGGACAAGGCACCCTACCAGCGCGAGATCATGGACGCGATCGGCGACCCGCACATTCGCGAGGTGCTGATCATGAGCGCGGCACAGATCGGGAAAACCGACATTATCCTGAACGCGATCGGCTACTACATGGACTACACGCCGGCCCCTATTCTGGTGATGCAACCCACGATCAACATGGGGCAGACATTCAGCAAAGACCGACTGGCGCCCATGCTGCGCGATACGCCGGTACTGAAAGACAAGGTGGACACCAAAAGCAGGTACAGCGGCAACACCATCATGCAGAAAGTTTTCCCCGGCGGGCGCATTACCATCGTGGGCGCGAACAGTGCGACCGACCTGGCAGGCCGCCCGATCAAGGTGCTGCTGGCCGACGAGGTGGACAGATACCCACCGAGCGCCGGCACCGAGGGCGACCCGCTCTCTCTGGCACGCAAGCGCCAGACGGCCTTTTGGGATCGCAAGACCGTGATGGTGAGCACGCCGACCGTGAAAGGCCAAAGCCGCATCGAGAAAGAGTTTGCCGTGAGCACACAGGAGGAATGGAACGTCCCGTGCCCGGAATGCGGCCACTATCAGCCGCTTGTGTGGGCGAACGTAGTGTTCGACAAGAACGACCCCAAGGACGTGAACTACCGCTGCGAGCGGTGCGGATGCCTGCGCGACGAGTACGCTTGGAAGCGCATGGGGCAATCGGGAAAGTTCGTGGCGAACAACCCGGACGCGGAGGAGCGAGGCTTCCACCTGAACACGCTATCCTCGCCGTTCTGCCATTGGAGCGAGATGGTGCGGAAGTTCTTACAGGCCAAGGATTCGCTCGACCACGGCGACCCGGAAATGATGAAAACATGGGTAAACACCGAGCTGGGCGAGACATGGGAAGAACCGGGCGAACGCGTGGACGACACCGAACTGCTCAGTCGCCGCGAGATCTACGAGGCCGAGGTGCCGGACGACGTGATCGTGCTGACCGCGGGCGTAGACGTACAGGACGACCGCTTTGAGGTGGAGATCATCGGCTGGGGCGAGGGTAAGGAAAGCTGGGGCATTCGCTACCAGAAGATCATGGGAGATATGCTCAAGCAACAGGTATGGGAAGATCTGGACCGCTTTTTGCTGCGCAGTTGGCACAAGGCGGACGGAACGGCGATGCAGCTATTGGCTACCTGCATCGACAGTGGCGGCCACCACGCGGATCAGGTTTACCGCTTCGCGCAGGAAAGGTTGACGCGCAGGGTGTTCGCTATCAAGGGCCAAGGCGGCGCGAACGTGCCGTTCATCCGCAACCCGACCCACAACAACCGCGTGAAAACACCACTTTTCATGCTGGGCGTTGACGCAGGAAAAAGCCTGGTTTACCAGCGCTTGAAGGTGGCAGCGAAGGGGCCAAACTACTGCCACTTCCCGCTGAACGAGGAATGCGGCTACGACGAGGAATATTTTAAGGGACTGACCGCCGAACAAATGGTGATCCGCTTCCGAAAGGGCAGACCGGTGATCGTGTGGGAGCTGAAAGAGGGCGTGAAGCGAAACGAACCTCTTGACCTGCGAGATTACAACACGGCGGCGCTTGAGATCGCGAACCCCGTGCTGAGAAAACCGGATGATACAGAAGCGCAGCCCCCGCGGCGCGTGGGCCGCCGCATGGTATCGGGAGGTATCTAAACATGGCAGCAATCGACTTGGAAACGGCGCAGCGGCATTTGAACCAATGGCTCGATGCCGACATGAAGGTGAGCACCGGGCAGAGCTACCAGATCGGCTCGCGCAAGCTGACGCGCGCCGACGCGGCAGAGATACGGGAGAACATCGACTACTGGGCCGGCAAGGTGGAAGAAGCGAAAGTGGCGGCCAGGGCCAGCGGGCGAAACCGCATCTATCAGGCGGTGCCGCGTGACCTGTGAAGGAGGGCAGCGGCATGAGGTTTTGGAACAAGGCCGCAGCCGGTGACGGACGCGAAAACGGAGAATCGAGAGGGTGTCACTTTGTGACACTTTTTGCAGTAGGGATGCAAGCGGCAATGCGCGGGCAGTCTGGCGCGGGCGGCAGAGCAGCGAACCGGAAATGCGGCGCGCTGTACGAGAGCAGCGGGCAGAACGTCCGAGTACGGAGCGCAGGACGGCGAGGGTGTCACTTTGTGACACCTTTTTGCGTTGAGGCCGGTAGGGACATAAATGCCCTTACCAGCGCACACCGCGCAGGCCACGAAGGGAGGGCGGCAGCATGAATTTTTTTGATAAAGCTGTTGCCGCCGTTGCCCCGGAACGGGCCATGCGGCGAGCCGCGGCGCGCATGGCGCTGGACACGCTGGAACGGCAGACGACGGTAAAAAACTCCGGCTACGGGAACTACGGCGCGAACGTCGATAAAAAATCTATGCGCGGGTGGATGTTCCGCGGCGGCAGCGCCAAAGAGGACATCGAGGACAATTTGGACGTACTGCGCCAGCGGAGCCGCGATGCTTACATGGGTATCCCGATCGCGAACGGCGCGCTGAAAACCCTGAACACAAACACGATCTGCGATGGGCTGATGCCCACCCCGCAGGTGGATGCCGACTATCTGGGCATTACGGACGAGCAGGCCGACGACCTGCGCGCACAGATCGTGCGCGAGTTTAGCCTGTGGGCGGACGACTACACATGCGATGCCGACCACATGGGCAACTTCTACGAATTGCAGAAGCTGGCCTATATGGGCTACCTGATGAACGGCGACTTCGTGGCGCTGCTGGTGACGCAGCACATCGAGGGGCAGCCATACGATCTGCGCGTGCGCGTGATCGAGGCCGACCGCCTGTGCAGCCCCGGCGGGTACGACCGGCTTTCTCCGGGCGAGGTGCAGGGGCACCATGTTGCGCGAATCGTGCAGGGCGTGGAGACGGACGAAAGCGGCGCGGTGGTGGCGTACTGGATCTGCAACCAGCACCCGCTTGCGGCCACGTATTACGCTGACAAGACCTGGCAGCGCGTGGAGGCATACGGCGCACGCACCGGCCGGCGGAACGTGCTGCACGGGATGCAGCGCGAGCGCGCGGGGCAGGTGCGCGGTGTGCCGACGCTGGCGCCGGTACTGGAAAGTTTGAAAAAGCTGGGCCGCTACACGGACGCGGAACTGGACGCGGCGGTGATCGGCGCGATCTTCGCGGTGTTCATCGAAAAGGAAGTGGAGGCTAACGGCAAGCCGTTTGGCGAGGTGCCGAACCCGGACGACCAGGTGGACGGCCCGCCGCAAAACAGCATTGAGCTGGCCCCCGGCGCGATCGTGGATATGGCCCCCGGCGAGAAAGCCAACTTTGCCGACCCGACCCACCCGAACACGGGATTTGATAGCTTCTTTAACGCGATCGTTAAGCAAATGAGCGCGGCGCTGCAACTGCCCAGCGAGGTGCTTTTTAAGCAGTTCAGCACGAGTTACAGCGCGGCCAGAGGCGCATTAAACGAGTTTTGGCGTTCGTGCGATAAGGACAGGGAATGGTTTGCGGATGCCTTTTGCAGACCGATCTACGAAACATGGTTTCGAGAGGCCGTGGCAAACGGGCGGATCAACGCGCCGGGCTTCTTTACCGACCCGGCCATTGCAAAAGCCTATATGGCGTGCAAGTGGAATGGCCCGGCCAGAACGAACCTTAACCCGAAGGACGAGGCCGAGGCCGCGCAGATGCGCGTAAACAGCGGCTTTTCGACTGCGGAGGACGAGACGGCGACCATGACCGGTGGCAGCTACATGATGAATATGCGCCAGCGGATGCGTGAAGCGAAATTGAAACGGGAGGTGGACAAAATTGCGAACGATACGGGCAGTGAACCAAATGGGCAAAGCGAGCAGCCGGCAGAGAAACGAAGCGAATAAGCGGTTTTGGAACTTCCAGAATCAGGCGAACACCAGCACGGCAGAGCTGACCCTCTACGGCGAGATCTCGCAAAGCACGTGGTGGGGCGACGAAGTGACCCCGAATTTGTTCAAAGAGGATCTGGACAAGTGCGGGAACGTGAACACGATCGTCGTGCACATCAACAGCGGCGGCGGCGACATTTTTGCCGCACAGGCGATCGGCAATATGTTGGAGCAGCACCCGGCGCACACCATCGCGAAGAACGAGGGTATGTGCGGCAGCGCGGCTATGACCATCGCATACCACTGCGACGAGTTCCAGTGCGCCGAGGACAGTGAGGTGATGATCCATCTGCCGGAGGTGGGTGTATGCGACTATCTGGACGAGGTGGACCTTGGACGACTGCTGAACGCGGTAAAAACCATCAAAGAAAATATCGTGAGCCTCTACGCGCGCAAGACTGGCAAGCCGGTGGAAGATGTGGCCGCGCTGGTAGAGGCAACGACCTGGTGGACGGGCAAGCAGGCCGTGGAAAACGGTTTCGCGGATGGACTGATCGAGACGGGCAAGAAAACCGTGATGGAGAACCGGAACGGCTATTTGTTCGTCAACTCGGTCTACACAGGAATGCCGGTTGACGAAGCGCCCGAATCGCTGAGAAACCGCCTTGCAGAGCAGGGCGATTTTGAAAATAAAAATCCGGCGATGCCGGAACAACACGGGGAGGATACCAATATGGCTGAGAACACCGAACAGACGACGATCGAAACCGTGGACGATCTGCGCGCCGGATACCCTGAGCTGGTGAACAGCTTGGAGCGGGAGACCCGGACGCAGGCAGCCCAGCAGGCGATCCAGCAGGAGCAGGAGCGCATTCGCGCCATTGACGAGATCGCGCCGCTGTTCCCGAAGGAACTGGTGCAGGCCGCCAAGTACGGCGAGAACGCCTGCAATGCGCAGGAGCTTTCGTACCGGGCCGCGGTGGACGCGCAGAAGCATGGCCGGAAGTTTGCCAACGATCTGGCCGCCGATGCCGCGGACAGCGGCGCGAACAAGGTGGGCAATACGCCCCCGGCGGACCAGCACGTGAAGGATGACGCCAACCTGAGCGGCGAGGAACGCATGACGCGCGCACGCGCAGCGGTGGCCGAGATCATGGGCAAGAAGAAGGAGGACTAATTTATGGCACAGCGTTTGGATCAGAAAATCGGCGAGATGGAGTACGACGGGCTGATCACGGACACCAGCCCCGCAGTGATCACCGGCCCCGGTGTGCTGGCCGGTTTGGACGAGGACACGGTTTTTAAGCGCGGCACGGTGCTGGCGAAGTCGGAAAAGACGGGCGCACTGTACCTGCTGGGCACGAAAGCCGAAGCGGGCGACACGCTGACGGCGGATAGCATTCTGGCCGACGACGTGACCGTGACCGCCAAATCCAGCGCGCCGGTCGTGGTGTATCTGGCGGGCCGGTTTAACCCGGACAAGCTGACCGTCGCGGACGAATACGCGATCACGGAAGCGGACAAGGATGCGCTGCGCGTGCGTGGCATCCTGCTGAAAGCCGCGAGCGAAATTTAACAGGGAGGGAGCAGCAATGGCAGTTCTCAATTTCTTTGATAACTACATCCTGATGGCGATTCTGGAAGAGACGGTGCCCAAGGCCAGCTTCTTCCACGACCGCTACTTCCCCACGGGCGCGGGGGATATTTTCAAGTCTGACAAGGTGCTGACCGAGTACCGCAAGGGCGACCGCAAGATGGCGGCATTTGTGGTGCCGCGCGCCGGTGATATTCCGATGGATCGTCTGGGCTACCAGATCCACGAGTATCAGCCCGCCTACATCGCACCGAGCCGTATGCTGACGCTGGACGACCTGACCAAGCGCGGCTTTGGCGAAGCGCTCTATCCGGGCATGGATCAGGCCCAGCGCGCGGCGCGCCTGCTGGCCGACGACCTGAACGCGATGGAGCAGCGCATTGCACGCCGCGAGGAATGGATGTGCGCGCAGACGATGATCAACAACGGCTGCGATATGCAGCAGTACATCGACGACAAGACCGAGGGCGACGTGTTGCAGGTGCGCTTCTACGACGGCACGAGCGACCACCTGTACACCGTGGCAAACAAATGGAATAGCCCGAACGGCGACCTCTTTGGCGACGTGCGCTCGATGTGCCGCCTGCTTTCGTACCGTGGGCTGCCATCCACCGACCTGCTGCTGGGCACGGACGCGGCGGACGCGATCCTCGAGATCGAGAAGGTGCAACGCCTGCTGGACAAGAACAGCGGCATCATCACCGGCGAGATCCGCCAGCAGTTGACCCAGTACGACGGCGTGGTGTTCATGGGCGTGCTGAACTTCGGCGGCTTCCAGTTGAACCTGTTCAGCGTGGACGAAACCTACGTGGACGAGCAGGACAAGGTGGAACGCCACTTCCCGGCGACCGGCGCGATGGTGACGGCGCCGAACTGCGGCCACATGATGTACGGCCAGATCACCCAGATCGACTACGGCAAAGCCGACCCCACGACCTACGCGGCAAAGCGCGTGACCAAGCTGGTGGTGAACCAGGAGAAGGACACCCGCAAGCTGCGCCTCGGCACGCGCCCGCTGGCCGCGCCGAACAACTACTGCCCGTACATCTTTGCGGCTGACGTTGTGGGCTGACGAGGTGAGCGCTATGAAAACGATCGAGATCATCCGCGGCAACTACGGCTGGAAGAAAGAGCCGGGCGCGCCGGTGCGCCTGTTGCGCACCGGCGACACCGCGGAGGTGCAGGACGACGAGGCAAAGCGCCTGACCGAATTGGGCGTTGCGCAGATCGTACACACGGCGAAGGCCGAGGACAACGGCAAGGCCGAAAGCACCAAGACGGCCAAAACCAAGGCAACCAAGGCCAAGGCGGAGGAAACCGAGGACGAGGCAGAAGCGTAAAGGCGCGCGAGAGAAAAAAGTGTCACTAAGTGACACTTTGCAGTGGCAGGCTGAACGGAGGCCGCAGACTGAAACGACCGGCGGCAATTTGCCGAAGATGGCAAGATGGTGAGCTGTGAGGCTGTGCGCTGCGTGGCGCGGCGAGAAAAGTGTCACAAAGTGACACCTTTTCGGGCAGAGGAAAAACAACGGGCAAGGTGATGCACAGTGACATTTCGGGACAGCATTCTGGCCGACATCGACGACGTATTTTTTAACGCGGACGAGTACATGGAACAGCACACGATCGACGGGAAGAAGTACGACGTGATCCCGGACGCGCTGACTTTGCAGGAGCACAACGCGCACTGGGAGGGCGGGTCGAAGCAGAATTACGACACGGGCATTTACGAATCGGTGAAGCGCATCGCGGTGCGGATCGCCGATTACGGCAAGGCCCCCAAGGTGGGCAAGCTGCTGGTGTATGACAACATCGACTATGCCATCGTGGGGTGCACCGACGAAATGGGGCTGTACATCATCAGCCTAAAGAGAATGAGGCAGTGAGCTATGGCATACGTTGGCTACTCTTTGACGCTGGACGATGAAAGCAACGCGCTTGCGGCGCTGGGCGATTTGAAAAGCAAGGCCCCTGTGGCGCTGAAAAACGCGGCGAACGCTACGGCTGTGCGGGCGAAGAATATGCTGATCCGGCAAGCGAAAGTGCGCTACGCGCTGAACACGACAGGCAGACGGCACGTGAATGAGCTAAAGCTGCGCGCGCGGGCCACGGTGGCGAAATCGGAGGCGGAACTGGGGATGCGTAGCCGCACGTCGGATCTGGCAGATTTTAAGACAAACCCGACACAGCCAAACATGGGTGGAAACTGGGTGCACTCGCCGGAGTTCCATTCCGGTAAAGTCCTAAAACAAGAGCAGATGAAGCTGCTGACTGGCGACAGCACGTACAGCAAGGGCTTTTTGATTAAGATGGCAAATGGACATATCGGGATGGTTCAACGCCAATACGATGCAGAATCAAAGTACTCGACAACTGCGCGCGGCTTTCCTCGCTGGAAAAACAAGTACAAAGACGGGATAGTTGAAAAGACAAGAACCTATTCGACTCCGTCTGCCAGCGCCATGCACGGAACTTTGTGGCGTGAGGGCGTATCGCTTGAGGCCGGCGTGATCTTTCAGGAACAGCTTGCGGCACAGGTGATCAAAATTCTGCAAAAAGCCGGAAGGCAGGTGCTGTAAATGGGCGCTGCGGGATATACGCCGTTTATGGCGCAAAAGGCGATGCGCGAAGAGCTGGAAGCCTTGTTTGAGGGCAAGACGTTTAACGGGCAGGGCGGAGAAAAGCCGCTGAACTTTTACGAAGGCGACCTGCCGATCGACATGGGCGACGATGAGGACGTGGACACGATGAAAGCCGCGGCGCCGTTCGTAGTGGCAGAGGTAACGGGCGGCAGCATCGACGACCGGAACGAACCGCAGATGCTGCAAATGATGCTGACCATTTGCACCTACGACACCGACGTACAGCGGCAAGGCAAGCTGGACGTGATCAACATTATCGAGGACATCATCCAGCACTTTTGTGCGTTCCACGTTTTTGGCAAACGCTTTGCCGTTACGCTGCCGATGGACTGGGCGATCCAGCAGGACGACACCGCGCCGTACTACTTCGGCGCGGTGATTTTAACGGTCACAACGCCGTCGATGACGAGCGCGAACGACCCGAATGTGGAGGCATTGATCTGATATGGCAAACACGAAAACGACCGAACCCGCGGCGGAACAGGCCGCGGATAACGCCACCACGGCAAAGCCTGCAAAAGCCGCTGTAAAGGCAGCCGCAAAAACGGCCGGCGCGGTGGTGTATTGCGGGCCGACGGTGCGCCACGTGGCGCAGCAATACACCGTGTACACCGGCGACGTGCCGAAGGCACTGGCCGACTGGCTGGAAGAACACAAGGCGGCCAAGAGCCTGCTGGTGCCGCTGGCGCGCTTTACGGCGACGCGCGCGGCACTGGAAGAACCGGGCAGCGTGGCGGCGGTGCTGTTTAACAAGATCAAGGCGCAGGCCGAAGCAGAGGCCGCGCGAAAGGAATAAGGAGGGCTAAAAGATGGCCTACAAACATGGTGTTTCTGTTACTGAGCAGGCAACCAGCATTATCGCCCCGGTAAGCTCTTCGGCGGGCTTGCAGGTGGTGCTGGGCACTGCGCCCGTGAACCTGCTGGCCGACCCGTACAGCGCGACCAACACCCCGCTGCTGTGCAACAGCTACGCAGAGGCCGTGGCCGCCGTGGGGTACAGCACGGACTTTGCGAAGTACACGCTGTGCCAGAGCATCTATGCCACCTTCCAGGTGGTGAATGTGGCCCCGATCATCCTGATCAATGTGCTTGACCCGACCAAGCACGTTGCCGCTGTGGACGAGACGGAGTGCCAGATCAACGACGGCGTGGCGGTGCTGGAAGTGGAAGGCGTGCTGCTGGACAAGCTGGTGGTGAAAGCAGGCGGCAAGGAGCTGACGGCGGACGAAGATTACGTGGCGGCTTTTGACGACGATGGCTTTGTGACCATCGCGCTGCCGGAAGGCGGCGCAGCCGGTGACGCTACCGCGCTGACCGTGAGCGGCAAGCGCATTGCGCCGGAGGCCGTGACCGCGGAGGACATCGTAGGCGGCGTAGACGGCAACGGCAAGGAAACCGGCACGGAGGTAATTCGGCAGATCTTCCCGAAGCTGAACCTCGTGCCCGGCTCGATCCTGGCACCGGGTTGGAGCAAAAACGCGCTCGTGAGCGCGGCACTGCAAGCCAAGACCACGAACCTGAACGGCTCGTTCCGTTGCCTGGCCGTGGTGGACGTGGACAGCGGCGCGAGCGGCTGCACCCAGTACGCGGACGTGCTGACGCAGAAGCAGGCGCAGGGCCTGACGAGCGCGTATTGCTACGCTGTGTGGCTTTACGCCAAGGTGGGCGACTACATGATCGCCGGTTCGGCGATGGCGGCGGCACAGATGGCCTACATCGACAGCCAGAACGGCGATATTCCGAGCGTAAGCCCGTCGAACAAAGCGATCTCCATCACGGCGGCGTGTCTTGAGGATGGCACGGAGGTACTGCTGGACGAGCCGCAGGCGAACACCGTGAACTCCTATGGCGTGGCAACCTGGCTGAATATGCTGGGCTTCCGCCTGTGGGGCAACAATACCTGCATTTACCCCAGCAGCACCGACCCGAAGGATCGCTTTGTGGACGTGCGGCGCTTCTTTAACTGGGACGATAACACCTTTATCCAGACCTACTACCAGAAGGTGGACAACCCGATGAACAAGCGGCTGATCGAGGCGCTGGTGGACAGCGAGAACCTGCGCGGCAACAGCTTTGTTTCCCGCGGGATCTGCGCGCGGTATGAGCTGGTGTACGATTCGGACGAGAACCCGTTGACCGACCTGCTGAACGGCACGATCCGCTTCCACAAGTATTGCACGAAGTACGTGCCGGCGGAGAACATCGAGGAAATCGTGGAATTTGACGCGGATGCGTTGGCAACCGCGCTTTCGTAAGGGGAGGGCTTGACGTATGGCACTCGAAAGTAACCTGATCCCGGAAGTAATCAACAATTACAACGTGTACGCGGATGGAGAACAGATGATCGGCGTGGCCGATGACATCACGCTGCCCAGCATCAAGAACAAAACCATTTCCGTTTCCGGCGCGGGCCTCCTGGGCGAAGTGAACACGCCCAGCCCGGGCAACTTTGAGAGCTTCGAGCAGGAAATCAAATTCAATCTGGTGTATTCCAGCATGGTGAATATGCTTTCGCCGCTGCGCCAGGTGAATTTGACCTTCCGCGGCGCGCAGCAGGCCGTGGACAAGAGCCTGGGGTACAGCTACAAATCCCTGCGCATCGTGGAGATCGGCCGCGTGAAAGAGTTTACGCCCGGCAAGATGAAGAGAAGCGAGGGCATGGACGCGAGCGTGAAGCTGGAAGTGACCTATTTCCTGATGGAAAGCGACGGCGAAGAGATCGTGTGCGTGGACAAGCTGAACGGCATTTATCGCGTAAACGGCGAGGATATGCTGGCGGACATTGCCGCAATGATCTGACGTGGACGGGCCGCTCCCACGCGGGGAGCGGCCATTTTTGAGAGAAAGGACACAACATGACCGACGAAATCATGGTAAACGAAAACACCGTGGATTTTACCGCAGCGCCTACGAACATCGAGCCGGACACGAGCGAAGCGGAAAACGAGATGGTGATCAGGTTGAAAAAGCCCTACAAATTCGAGGGCAAGGAGTACACCGAGATCGACCTTTCGGGGCTGAACACGCTGACCGTGAAGGACGCGATCGACGCGCAAAACAAGCTGGCAAGCGACGGCGAGCGCGCGGTGATCCTTGTGCCGGAAACCAGCACGGCATTTGCCGACGCGCTGGCCGCAAAGGCGTGCCAAAAACCGCTTGAGTTTTTTATGCTGGCGCCGATCGGCGTGAGCCGCAAAGTGAGACTGACCGTGCAGAAGTTCCTGTTTGAAAGCGGCGGCGAGGACACGGAGCAGGGCGAAGCCGGAAAGCATGTACTGCGCTTCCGCGCGCCGTACACGTATAAGGGCGAGACGTACCACTCGATCGACCTTGCGGCGGTGGGCAACTTGACGGGGCTGGACGTGCGGCAGGCAGAAAACAAGCTGGTTGCGGCGGGCATTGTGGCGAACGAAACATCCACGAATTACTACTATTGCTGCCTGCTTGCAGCGGCGGCGACCGGCAAGGGAGAAGATTTCTTTACCGGGCTGCCGGTGCAGGAAGCGACGGCTCTGAAAAACGCAGTCAACGACTCGGATTTTTTCGAGTAAAAGGCGGCTGGAAAGAGCTACGGAAGGCGGCGCTCGCGTTGGCTACTGTGACCCACACGGGCGCTGACTTCTACTTGTCGCTGCCGGTGCGGGAGATGGTGGAGATCAACAATGAGGTGGCGGCGGAATGGCAAAAAATCAAGAGCTAGAACTTGCCATTAAGATCGGCGGCAAGGTGGACCCATCACTGACGAAAGCATTGAGCGGCGCGACCTCGCAGGTGAGCAATTTTTCAACGAGCCTGAACAGGATCGCGAAGGTGACAGCGGCGGTGGTGATCGGCGTGACCACGGCTGTGGCGGCCGGCATCGAGAACTGCACCGAGAAAGCAGCGGAGTTTGAAACCATGATGGCCGACCCGGCGAAGTACGTAAAGGGCCTCGCGGACGACAACGGCAACATCAGCAACGCGGTTTACGAGGACGACGGACGCGGCAAGACCTACGCCGAAAACTATGCGGAATTGGCTGAAAACCTCAAAGTTCTAAGCACGCAAATCCCACTGACAAGCGAGGAACTGGCGCAAATGGCGGCAGCAGCCGGACAATCCGGCAAGACGTTTGCCGACCTGATCGAAACCGGCGCGAGCGGAAACACGTTTTTGAAAGACGTGGCCGAAATGAGCACAGCACTGGAAATCAGCGCTGACCTTGCGGGCGATTACGCGACCAAGTGGGAAAACATCTTCGGCATGACGCACGAGGAAGTTATGGAGCTGGCCGACCAGATAAACTACTTGGGTGCCAATTCCGCAACGACTGCGGCGGAGATCGCGTCGGTGGTGAACAGCTCCGGCGGCATGGGACAGGTAGCCGGTTTGACCCCCGCCACAACGGCGGCGCTGGCCGACGCGCTGCTGGCAATGGGCATTGAGGACAGCACTGCCGCGACTTCTCTGCGAAGGATCGTAACGAACATGACCCTTGGCGAAAAGGCGACCAAGGCACAGAAAACAACCTGGGAAGAACTTGGGTTCACCGCAACGGGTGTAGCCTCGTCTATGCAGACGGACAGCGAGGGAACACTGCTGAAAGTATTTGAGGCAATCAACTCACTGGACAAGGACAAGCAAACCGGCGTGCTGAAAACACTGTTTGGACAATGGGCCATTGAAGGCGCGGCCAAAATCAGCGGAAACCTGGACGTGCTAATCAACGCATTTGACATGATCGAGGACGCGGACAGCTACACAGGCAGTATGCAGCGCGAGTTCAACATCAAATCGAGCACCCCGGAAGCAATCAAGACGATGAAAGAAAACGCCCTGCTCAACCTGCAAGTGGACTTTGGCAACGCGTTTTTGCCGATCCAAAAGGAATGGAACCTGCTGTTTATTGACCTGTTCGAGACGGTACGCGCGAACTTGCCGAACCTGACGCAAATTGCAGAATCGGTGATCCCGCTGATGCGCAGCGGCGTGGAGAGTATCGGCAACGCGATCGTGAACGCCATGCCGTACATCCAGAAGGCAATCGACTACGTGACGAACAACGGGCCGGAAGTTCTCAGTATGCTGAAAAAGGTCGCCGCAGTGTGGGCGGCCATGTTCCTTGCGCCGAAAATCGAGAGCACGATCAAGACGGTAAGCAGTCTCGGCAGCTTTTTACTGGGAAGCGGCAGTACATCCGGCGTGGTGAAGAATGTGAGCAACCTGCTGGGCATCGGCGGCACGAGCAAAAAAAGCGGCACGTCGAGCACGGGGAGCACGGGCATATTGGGCGCGGCGGTGAACCTGTTTAAGAGCGGGCAGAAAACCGGAAGCGGCGTGGCAAACATGCTGAGTGCAACGGCGGAAGCTTCGTCGGGCAACGGCGGCATTCTGAAAACTGCCGGCTCGATGGTGAAGAGCCTGCTGCTGGGGAACAGTATTTCGACCACGACCGAGCTGATGCAGAACGCGGCGAGCAATCCGGGATTACTTTCGGCACTGCCAAGCCTTTCTTCGACCATTTCCAGTCTGCCATTGGTAAGCTCTGCAAAGAACTACGCAAGCAGCATTGGCAGCCGGTTCAGCAATGTAACCAGCGCGCTGGGAAACCTGGGAAGCAGCGCAGTAAGCGGCGCTTCGTCGCTGCTCGGAAAAGCGGATTCGTGGTTCATGAACAACACAGACCTGGGCCAAACCATCGCCGTAGATGCGATCATCAACTCTCACAAAAACGGTGGCACCGGACTGGGCACGGCACACCCGACACTTTTGCAGGCGCTACCCGCGACCAAGGCCGGGCAAACTGTGAAGTCGATCGTGAGCGCGCCGGGCAAGCTGTTTAGCAGCATCAAAACGAACGGAAGCAGCCTGATCACATCCGGCCTGAACGCGGTGAAAACGAGTAAGTTTGGCGTGGGTGACCTCTCCAAACTGCCAAGCAATATGACATCGGCGCTGACCACCGCAGCATCGACCGCAGCGGCGAACGGCGGATCTCCGTTTTCGATGATCGGCACGGTGCTGGGCGCTATCCCGAAAACGCTTTTCGGCAGCCAAGGGCTGAACCTGGGCGGCAACCTGGCGGCGGGCATCGGAACGCTGGCGAACATTTGGACCCCGATCCTTTCCGGCTTCGCTTCGATCGTTGCGGGCGCGGCACCTGTGCTGGCCGTGATCGGCTCGGTAATCGCAATCTTCTCCATTCTCGGGGATCATTTCGAGGACATCAGGGGTTTTATCGGAGATACCTTTGGCGACAAAGCATTGGCGATCTTCGATAAGTTTACCGGCGGTGTGCAGAATATCGCAAACAAGATCGTTTCCTTCTTCTCGTCGGAAAATCTGGCGGGCATTCAGGAGACGATCACAAACCTGTTCGGCAGCGAGGCAGGCGCGGCGTTCGGCGGCTTTATTGTGATCCTCGAATCTGTGAAGGACGTTATCGGGCAGATCGTGCAGTGGTCGCTGAATTACGTAAAGCCGATCATTCTGGAAATTTTTAATTTCATCGCAAAAACGGTGCTGCCGAAAATCCTAACGCTCTTCGCGAACGCAGCGCCGTTCATCGCGGATATTTTGTCCGGGCTTGGCTCCGGCGTGATGGGCGTTATGACGCTGATCACGCAGGCGATTCAGCTTGCCTTGCCAGTGGTCGAGTGGCTGATCGCGCGATTTATCGACGTGGCAACTGTGGTGATACCCGCAGTTTTAGCGGGAGCTTCGGTATTCGCCACCGGTATTCAAGCCATTGTGGAGGACGTGCAGAAAATCTTTAACGGGATAATCGAGTTCTTCACCGGCGTATTTACCGGCAACTGGAAGAAGGCGTGGCAGGGCATTAAGGACGTTTTCGGCGGGATCTTCAAGGGAATTGTGGATCTGGCGAAAACGCCGATCAATGCCGTTATCTCTGTGTTTAACACGCTGATCGACGGCATAAACGGGCTAAAGATCGAGTTCCCGGACTGGATGCCGTTCGGCCTGGGAGGAAACAGCTTTAGCATCAACATCAAACCGCTTGACCTGCTGGCAAACGGCGGCTTTACGAACGGCGTGAGCATCGCGGGCGAAAAGGGCGTGGAGGCTGTGATCTCGTTCCTGCCCGGCGTGCGCGGCCAGAACATCGAGAACTGGATCACTGCCGGACAAATGCTGGGCGTGAACGGCACGCAGGCGGCCAAGGCAGCGGGCGTGCAAAACGTGCGGTATTTCGCGAACGGCGGCTTTACCGAGGCGGTGAGCAACCGGTACACGGAGCTGCGATCGCTGTATGAGACGAGCACGAGCGAGAGCGAGAGCAAGCCGCAATTCGTGCTGGCGCCGAATATCAACATCAGCGGCAACGCCGACGCGGAAACCATCCGAAAGGTGGTGCAGGAAGCGTTGGAGGCGGCCATGCAGGAGTTTGAACGGCGGTTCGACGCGATGTATGAGCGGATGATGAAAGAGCGCAAGCGCAAGGGTTACGCATAAGGGGTGAAGCGGATGGCCTACACGACACAGAGCGGCGACACCTGGGACCTGATCGCGAAGCGCGTGTACGAAAGCGAGCTGTACGCGGACAAACTGATGGCGGCAAACCCGGAGTATATCTCGATCTTCGCATTCGATTCCGGGGTGGAACTGACCACCCCGGAGTTGAGCGAGGAAGAACAGGCCGGCGACACCAGCGACCTGCCACCGTGGAAGCAGTGAGGTGGGCGGCATGAGCGAGAGCATCAAGGCGCGCAGCTCGGACTTCAAGCTGCTGTACGACGGCACGGACATCAGCGCGGACATCGAGAAGGACGTGGAGAGCCTGGAATACACAGACAACGCTTCGGACACGAGCGACAGCATCAGCATCACGCTGAACGCGAGCGACAGCAAGTGGATCAACGGCTGGCTGCCGGACGAGGGCGCGGAGCTGCACCTGAAACTGAGCACGCAGAACTGGGAAGCACAGGGCGACCGGGCAAGCCTCGACTGCGGGCTGATGGTTTTGGATGATCTAAGTTTCAGCGACGAGCCGGCCAAGCTGACGCTGGGCGCGGTGGCAAAGCCGAACGACACGGACTTTAGCGAGCAGGACAGAGAATACACCTGGAAGAACACCAGCATTAAGAAGATCGCGGAGACGATCGGCGCACGGTACGGGCTGGCCGTGAAGTTTGACGGCGAGGACATGAGCCTGACGACCAAGGACCAGGACGCGACCGACAGCGCCTTTTTGCAAAAGCTGTGTTCGACCTATGGGCTGATACTGAAAGTGTATAACAAGCGGCTGTGGATCTACGACCGTGAAAAGTACAAGGAAAAGGCCGCTGTGGCGACCATCAGAAAGACCGACATGGTGCGCGGCTCCTTCCACTGGAATACGAGCCTTTCCGGCACCTACACCGGCGGCGAGTTTACCTACACGAAACAGAGCGAAAACATCAACATCTCGGTGAAAATCGGGACGGGGCCACGCATAAAAAAGCTGAACCAGCATGCAGCCAACGAAGCGGACGCACGGCGGCAACTGCAAGCGGCCATTGACAGCGAAAACCACGGGCACATTACGATCTCGTTTTCGATGCCCGGAAAGCTGGCGCTGGCCGCGGCGCAGTGCATCAATGTGACCGGACGCGGCAAGCTGGACGGGAAGTATTTTATTGATTCAGTAAGCCACAAAAAAGACCGGAGCAGCGGCCTCGTTTCGGAGTTTTCGTGCAGCAAGGTGCTGAACTGAACGGTACGCGATAAGGCGGCGGGGGTGCACAAATGGCGGACGTTGTACGATGCGGGAAGGTATCTTCCATCAACTACGAAGCGGGCACCTTTGAAGTGACCTACGACGACCGAAGCGGCAGCGTGACCGGCACGATCAATCCGATCTCGAACGGGCTGTACCGGATGCCCAAGGTGGGCGACCTCGTGAACGTGCTGCACAACTCGAACGGCACGGAAGAAGGCACGTCGCTGGGTACGATCTGGTGCAAGGAAAACAAGCCCGTGGAGGGCGCGGAGGGGCTGTGGCGGCAGGAATACGATGCCGAGTACGGCAAGGCGTATTTCCGCTACGACGGCCAGAGCGAGAAAAGCAGCATGACGCTGCCCGGCGACCTGACGCTGGAAGTGGGCGACAGCACGGTGACGATCGGCCACGACGGCAACGTGACCGTGAAAGCCTCGAACAAGCTGACGATCGAGGTGGGCGGCAGTACGGTGACGCTGAACCAGAGCGGCAGCGTGACGATCTCGGCAAGCGGCAGCATGACGCTGGACACGCCGAAAGCGAGCTTTACCGGCAATGTGGACGTGAGCGGCAACATCACCGCGACCGGCAACGTGACGGCCACGGGCGAGGTGAAGGCCGGCATTATCGCGCTGACGACGCACAAGCACCTATCCAACGTGACCGGCGTACCGTCGCAGGTGCCTATGCCGTAACAGGCCGCAAAAGGAGGGCGCGCTATGAGTTACCCGAAAACCCAAAAAGAGATCACCGACGAGGTGCGCGCCGACGTGAATGCCGCGCTGACAAAGAAGGGCGTGGACACGATCGCCAGCGGCAGCGCCTTTGACGTGCTGCTGGAAAGCATCGCAAAGCAACTGCTGGACGTGGCGGCCTACGCGGAAGAACAGGCCGCAAGCGCGGGAGGTGGCGGCGAATGAGTGTATCGAAGATCCTTGGCACGCTGCAAAGCGGTCTGACCACATACCGAGCTTTGACCTCCGGCGGAAGCCTGCTGGGCACGCTGCACTCCGGCCTGAGCATCTACAAGGCAGTGACTTCCGGTGTGGGGAGCTTTGGCGGGCTGATCTTTACGGCCTCGATCTACCGGGTGATGACCCCGACAAACATCAGCGGCAGCACGTCGAGCGACTGGGCGTCGCACAGCATGGTGCAGGGCAAGACCCGGAGCGAATACCTTGGCCCCGGCCTGAAACAGTACAAGTGCGACATCATCCTGAACGCGATGAACGGCGTATCGCCGCGCACCATGCTGAATGAAATTCAGGCGATGGTGGAGGCGGGGACGGTGGATTATCTGATCATCAACAACGCGCCGGTGGGCGGATGCCCGTTTAAGCTGGTGGGCGAATCGGACACGTGGGACGAGATGATCCGGTACGGCCTGACGAGCTGCACCGTTTCGCTTGAATTGGAGGAATACGCATGACCAAGGCAGACGAAACAGACGTGGAGATGATCGTGCTGGGATCGTACAGCGATACGGAGCTTGAGGACATCTCCCGGTGCCTGTGCACGCTGTACGGCAGCATGGCGGGCGAGCAGGGCCTTGACCGCGACTTTGGATTGAGCACGGACTTTTTGGACCAGAGCAGCGAGAGCGCGCAGGTGCTCTACACGGCGGAAGTGGTGCGGAAAACCGCGCTGTACGAACCGCGCGCCCGCGTGACGCGAGTAGAATACACCGGCGACAAAGAAGGGCGTTTGAAGCCGAAGGTGGTGGTGGAACTTGTCTGAGATCTCGGAGCTGGCCGAAGTGCCGGAAATGTCTTTTATCAACGGGCTGACCTTGAGTGAGACACAGGACATGGTTATGGCGATCTACGCGAGAGAGTACAAAAGCCTGACCGACAAAGAACCGACCTTGAGCAAGGCCGACCCGATCTACTTGACGCTGAAAAGCATTTCGCTGATTGTGTATCAGGTTATGCAGTACATCGACGCGAAAGGAAAATCGGAGATGCTGAAAACCGCGACCGGCGAGGCGCTGGACAACCTGGCCGCGCTGTTCGGCATTGTGCGCAACGGCGCGGAGCACGCCACGGCCACGGTACGGTTTACGCTTTCGGCGGCGCAAAAAACCGTGGTGATGATCCCGGAAGGAACGCGGGTGCGCACCGGCGCGGGGATCTACTTTGCGACCGAAAAATACGCGGAGGTGCCGATCGGCCAGACGAGCGCGGACGTGACCGTGCGCGCCGAGGAAGAAGGCACCGGAAGCACGGACTTGGCCGCGGGCGCGATCGACACGCTGGTTGACCCGATCCCATACGTGGCGAGCGTGGAGAGCATCGACGCGAGCACCGGCGGCACCGACCCGGAAAGCGACGAAAGCCTGACGCGGCGCATCTATCTGGCACCGAGCGTGTACAGTTGCGCGGGGCCAAAGGACGCTTACGAGTATTACGCGAAATCGTGGCGCAGCGACGTGGCCGACGTGAAGGTGATAAGCCCATCGCCCTGCGTGGTGGCCGTGTACTTTACGCTGCTGGACGGGAAACTGCCCAGCGAAACCGAGATCGCGAGCATGGAAGAATATCTTTCCGGCGAGACGATCCGGCCCTTGACGGACAAGGTGGAGTGCCACGCACCGGACGTGGTGGAGTACGACATCGACCTGACGTATTGGATCGCGGAGAGCAATTCCAAGGGCGCGGGGCTGATCCAGGAGAGTGTAGAGCAGGCGGTGCAGGATTATCAGGAATGGCAGCAGACGGTAGGGCTGGACATCAACCCGACGGAATTGATCTACCGCGTGCGTGCCGCGGGCGCAAAACGCGTGGCCGTGCGCAGCCCGGTGGACACGTCCATCAGCGAAACGCAGGTGCCGCGCGCCGTGAAGTGCAACCTGACTTACGGAGGCATTGAGCATGATTAAGCTGAACGAAGCGAAGATCACGGATGCCCTGCCGCGTATCGTATCGGCGCAGCCGTGGGTACAAGCGCTTTCGGCGGCGCTGTTCTACCAGACCGGACAACTGCTGGACTTTGCCGAGCAAAGCCAGGTCTACACGAACATCGACGCGGCACCGGAAAAGGTGCTGGACGCGCTGGCCGTGCAGCTCAAGGTAGAGTGGTACGACAGCAGCGCGGCGCTGGACGTGAAGCGCACCTACATCAAAACCGCGTTGAGCGTGCAGAAGCACGCCGGCACGGCCTACGCGATGCGCGAGACGATCCAAACCGTGCTGCCGCACACGGAGCTGGTGGAGTGGTTCAACGCCGAGGGCGACGCGCCACCCGGGACCTTTGACCTGATCACGACCGATTGCCTGACCCCGGAGATCGCGGCGTGGGTGCCGAATATGCTGGCCTACACGAAGAACGCGCGCAGCCATTTGCGGCGCTTGACCGTGCGCAGCACAGCGCCCCGCGGCAGCTATCTGGCCGTGGTGATGCGCTGCACCAAGCGGGTGCAGATCGCAAACACCTTGAGCGGCAGCGGGCAGGCAAGAGGAACCGTGTACAGCGGTGTGACCATGCACTGCACAAGGCGAATGCAGATCGCAAACACCACCCGCTACCGCGGGCAGGCAAAAGGAGCCGTTTACAACGGCGTGACCATGCGGATGCGCCCGGGCACGGCGACCGTACTGAACAGTGAGCGGAACAGGGCAACGGCGACGATAAAGGGAACGGCTTATACCGGCGTTGCTACTCTGTACTGCGGCAAAACGACGATAGTAGGAGGTGGCTCAGATGCCGGAATTTAGACCATCCGCACCGACGCAACGCGGCATTGCACTGCTGGCCAAAGCGCAGGCCGGACGCTGCGCCATTCAGTTTACCCGGATAGCCACCGGTTGCGGGAGCTATGCGGAGGACGAGGACTTTACCAAGAGCGAGGCGCTCAAGGATGAACGCCAGAGTATCCCCATCCCGCAGATCGAGATCGTGAACGACCGCACCGTATACGTGCGCGCGATCATCTCGAACGAGACGCTGGAAGATGGCTACCACATCGCGGAAATCGGCCTGTTTGCCGAGGACCCCGACGAGGGCGAGATCCTTTACGCTATGACCGTGGCACTGCCGAACAAGGCGGACTGGATGCCCGCGTACAACGGCCTGCTGCCCAGTGAATTTGACATCGAGTTTTATACCGAGGTGAGCAACGCCGAAACCGTGACGGTGCAGGCGGGCGGCGGCGCCTATGCGCTGGCCGACGACGTGAACGGGCTGAAAGCGCGCACGACGGAGCTGGAAAACAACCTGGAAGAAACCCGGCAAATCGCACTGAGCGCGGGCACGGCGCGCATTTCGGACATCACCATCCCGGCGGACGCGTGGACGGAGCGCGCAGCGGACGACACGGTGGACGAGCGGTACAAGTACGAGGCTGTGATCGCCGTGGCGGACGCCACGAGCACCTGCTTCCCGTGCGTGGCGCTTGATCTCGCCTCGACACAGGCGACCAACGACGCGGGGCTGTGCCCGACCGTGGAGGCGCTGGACGGCACGCTGCGTTTTTGGGCGCAGGCGAAACCGACCGCGACGATCACCGGCACGGTGGCGCTGCTCTCCGCTTCGGCAGTGCAAACCGGAACGAGCACCGGCGGCACCGGCGGCGCAACGACCGTGGTTACATCGGTGGTTCTGGCACCCGGCGGCGGCCTGACCTACGACAGCGCCGGCCGGCTGATGCTGGACGCTGCCACACGTGAAGATCTGGACGCAGAGGAAGAAACGCCGGACGGATCGGACGCGTGAGCCGGGCCGGAAAGGAGGTGCGAGATCATGCCGGACAACAAGATGAAACCCATCACGCTGGGTATCTTTAAGCAGACCGTGACCGAGTGGATCAACAAGGCCGTGGAAGAAGCGAAAGAGGCTTTGAGCGCCACGATCACTGAGGCCGCAAAGCAGGAAGTGCAGAGCACGCTTTCGGAAGAAATTCAAGCCGCGGCCAAGCAGGAAGTGCAAAACACCATCGTTGAAGAAATCCAGACCGCAGCCAAGCAGGAGGTGCAAAACACCATCGTGGAGGAAATTCAGACTGCCGCAAAGCAGGAGATGCAAACCACGATCGTGGAGAACGGCTACGCGGGCGCGACGGACGAGGACTTTGAAGCGATGATGAACGAACTGTTTGGCGATGACGAGGACGAGGGCAGCGACAGCACGGAAAGCGGCGAGGACGGCGGCGACGAGAGCGACAAGGACTTTGACGAGATGATGGGTGAGCTGTACGGGGACGGCGAAAGCGAGGGCACGTGAGCGGTTTCTGCGAATCGTTGCCATAAGGCAACCCCGCGCGATTCACGTCTGATGACTTGCGCGCCGTCTCGCCGACCATTGCACACCACCAGCTTTGAGAAAATGCTCGTTGATACACAAAGTAGCAACTGCGCTTTTCTCTTTGCCGTCGGCGCACACTGGCCGGTGATCCAACACGCAGAATCGCGTGGTGTTGCCTTAACTAACTCAGCTCAATTCCATAAACCAATTTATTTATTTTTTCAACTTTGCCGTTTATAAACTCTTTTTATAAAAACATTTTGGGAGGTCAATTACTATGGCTTACAACGCAGAATCTTACGCACGTCTGACACACCTCAAGGCACTGGGCGCAAAGCAGAAGGCGATCACCGACGCGCAGGCAACGCGCATCGAGGCTTTGGAGAATGTGGGCGCACAGGCCAACATTCTGGAAGGCATCAAGGTGAACGACGCGCTGCTGAACCTCGTGGATAAGATCGCGAACATCCTGATCGCCGAGGGCACTGCCAACGGCACGATCGCGGCGAACGGCGTGAACATCGCCGTGCACGGTCTGGCCGCACTGGCCTACAAGGCCGAGGTTTCCGAGACGGAGCTGGCGACCGCGCTGAAGGAGAAGATCAACAACAGTGCAACCACCCTGACCACCCTGACCGGCAGCGGCGAGGGCAGCATCGAAAAGCAGATCGACGCGGCCTTTGACGACTTCGCCACCAAGGTTACGGACGATAACGTGGTGAACAGCTACAAGGAGTTGATCGACTGGGCCGCGGAGCATGGCAGCGAGGCCGCCGAGATGGCCGGCAGCATCAGCGCCAACAAGACCGCGATCGACGACCTCAAGAACCTGGTGGGCACTCTGCCCGAGGACGCGACCGCAACGACCGTTGTGGGCTACATCGCGGAGGCCGTGGCCGCGCTCTCCATCGGCAACTATGTGACCACCGAGACCCTGAACACCGAGCTGGCGAAGAAGGTGGACAAGGTGACCGGCAAGAGCCTGGTCGATGACACCGAGATCACCAAGCTGGCGGGCGTGAGCACCGGCGCGAACAAGGTGGAGAAGAGCGACACCAACGGCAACGTGAAGGTCGATGGCGTGGAGATGGTGGTTTACAAGGAGCCGAGCGACGTGCTGCACGGCACCACCGCGACCGACGCGGAGGTTGAGGAGATGCTGGCCGAGATCTACGGCAGCGACGCAGACTAAGCAGCAGGGGAAAACCGAAAAGTAAACAGGGGGCGCGGGGCATGGCAACCCCGCGCCCTTGCTTTTAGGAGGTGCTGCTACCGTGAATAAGTACACCACATTGGACCAGCTCCGGCAGAGCGCCGAGGCACAGGACGAACACGTGCGCAGCGTGCTTGAGGCCGTGACGGACGCGATCGAGGAAGTGGCCGAGAACACCGAGAAAAAGGCGACACCCCCGCAGTTTGCCACGTTCACGCTGGCGAAAAGCGGCTGGAAGGCAAATAGCGAGAGCAACTCGTACAGTTACCGGTACGAGCTGGCCGCCGATGTGACCGCCGATTCGCGCGCCGACGCGATTTTGAACGCGGCCAGCGGGCGCGCTGCCTGCGCCTGCGGGCTTTGCGGCACGACCGAAACCGCAAAGGGGATCGTGATCTTCCGCGCGGAACAAACCCCGACCGCCGACTTGGCCGGGGAACTGCGTATCTACTAACGAACAGGAGGGCTGAAAGATGGGCCTGGGAATTGTAAACACCGCCGCGGACGATGGCAGCAAATACGTTGCCGCTGACAAAGTGGGCGCGGCCGGCGGCGTGGCGCAACTGGACGCGAGCGGGAAGGTACCGGAGGCGCAGATCCCGGAGATCGACCGCTACACCAAGAAGGAAACCGAGACGAAGATCTCGGATGCCGTGAGCGAGCACAACAAGGACACCACGGCGCACAACGATTTGCGCACCGAGATCGGGAAAATGGACAGCAAGATCTCGGAGGCTGTGAGCACGCATAACAAGGACACCACGGCGCACAACGATTTGCGCACCGAGGTTGGGAAAACGGACGGCAAGATCTCGGAGGCCGTGAGCACGCACAACAAGGACGCCGACGCGCACAGCGACATTCGCGCAGAGATCGCGGAGGTAAAGGCCGACCTTGCGGCGGTGGAGCTGCGCTACGGTACGAACGTGACCGAAAATCCGTTTACCGTATCGTTCGCCTCGATCGACGGCCTGACGGCTACCGGCGTGTGGGACAAGGAAAACGCGCGGCTTGAGTTCTAAACCGTTGAGGTGACGACGTGGCGAACAGCAAAACCAAGGAGTACACCCTCGAAAACCGCGTGCGGGAGCTGCTGGTGTATACCGTGCACGCAACGCGCGTGACCCGCGGAGAGGCAGACCGGCGCGACGTGCGGCGGCTGTTTGAGCGGCTGGCCGCGATGGAAGATCTGCGGGACGTGAAAACCGTGTGCGATGCCTGCATTCGCGCCCTGGCGACGGACGCGGAAAAGCCCGGCTTTACCAAGAGCACCTACCGGCTGTACGGCGAAGATATGCGGCAGACTGCAAAGCGCATTCTGCTGGATTTTCACGCGGCCAATAATAAGCTCTTTGCGACCGAGTACGCCGAGCGGATGCAGTGCATCAACGCCCTTATGGACGACTGCTCTTTGCTGCTGGATTACGTGCAAGTGTGCCTGGATGAACACATCATCAGCACGGGGCGCGCGGCAGAGTGGACGAAGAAGATCACGGACGTAAAGTACATGGCCGGGGCGTGGAAGCGCACCGACACGGCCCGCGCGCAAAAGCTGGAAGCGGACAAGCAGGCGCGCGAGGACGACCGGCTGCGGCGGATCACCGCAGAGGCCGTGCGCGGGGTGATCGAGGAACGTACAAAACGAAACCGATAAGACAACAGGGTATGATTTGGAATACTGCGACCAATTGGTGGCTCCGGTCGCCGTGGTACAATTATGATGACGACAACATCAACAAGAACGAGTACGCGCTCGCTGTGAATACCTCCGGCGACTGGAACAACAACAACTATAACAACACCTACGGCGTGCGCCCGGCTTTGGTGGAACTGCGAGGACGAGTAACCCGAACAACGGGCGAAAGCAGGGCACCCACGATCAAAGGAAATCATATCCTATCGCGGCCAAACGGCGGCGATGAACACATCACACCGAGGCTCGCCCACCCCCCTGCGGGATGGCAGCGGGCTGCCGAGAGGAAGCGGGCCGGTGTTTGGAATGACCGCTGCGGGGAGCTTCCTCTGCCAACCCCCGTAAGAGGAAGAAAAGCATGACCTACGAGGAAATTTGCAAATTTGAAACTTTGTATCAAGCCTACCTGAAAGCCAGAAAAGGCAAGCGAAGCCGCCCCTCCACACAACCCTACGAGGCGAACGCGCTGGCCTGCACCGAGAAAGTAAGCGAACAGCTTGCGCGCAAGCGCTACCGGCCCGGCGAGTTTAACACCTTTTACATTTACGAGCCGAAACGGCGCCTGATCCAAGCGCCGGCATTCGTGGACAAGGTGGTGCTGCACGCCATTGTGGACAACGCGCTGTACAAAGCGATCACCGACAGCTTTGTGCGGGACAATGCCGCAAGCCAGATCGGCAAGGGAGTGGAGGACGCATTGAGCCGCCTGCGCGGGCACATGACCGGCTATTACCGCCAGCACGGGAGCGCGGACGGCTGGGTGGTGAAATGCGACGTACGACATTTCTTCGCCTCGATCGACCACGACCGGCTGAAAGAAAAGCTGCTGCGCCTGTTTGAACGGCGCGGGCTGGATATGCAGATCTACGAGCTGCTGTGCATCTACATCGACACGAGCGAAGGGCTGCCGCTGGGCTATCAAACGAGCCAGCTTTTGGCGCTGCTGTATCTGGACGAGTACGACCACATGATAAAAGAAACCTACCGCTGCCACTACTATGGGCGGTATATGGACGACTTTTACATGATCGCCGCGACGAAGGACGAGGCACGGCGGCTGCTGGCCGCAACGCGGGCATGGATGGCGGAAAACAAGCTGGAACTGAACGGAAAGACCGCGATCTTCCCGCTGCGGAACGGGCTGGACTTTTTGGGCTTTCACACCTACCTGACCGATTCGGGCAAGGCCGTGATGCGGCTGCGGCGCTGCAACGTGAACAAGCTGAAAAGCAACATCCGGTACTGGCAAAAGGCATTCCCGGCGGGCGAGATCACAAAGGAAAAGGTGCGGGATTCGTGGCAGGCGTGGGACGCGCACGCCTCGTATGGAGACACCTACGCGCTGCGTGTAAAATACGCAGGCATTGTGGGCGGGATCATCGGGGAGAGGCTGCAACCAAGCCGACGGAAGCGATCGACCCGCGCGGCGCGGCACCGGCGCTACCTGCGCCAGTTGCGCGCCATTAACCGGAAAGCGGCGGCCCGGCTGGGGCTGCCGGAAATAGAGACAGGAGGCGTTTCGATCTATGGCATCTGTGAAACTGAGCGAGAAAGCGGTGGGCAGCACCGTTAAGCTCAACGTGAACGGCACGGCCACAAACTTTCTGGTCGTGCACCAGGGCAACCCGGACAGCAGCGTTTACGACAGCAGTTGTAACGGCACCTGGCTGCTGATGGAGGACATTTACACGACACGCACGTTTAGCAGTTCTTCAAATTCATGGTCGAGCAGCAGCGTGCGCACCTATCTGAACGGCACGTTCCTTGGCCTGCTCGACGCTGACGTGCAGGCGGCAGTTCAAGAGGTGAAGATCCCGTATAATAGTGGCGGAGGCAGTGCTGTCGTTAGTCCGGAAATTGCAGTCACAAGCGCTTCGGACGATGATACCGACAACGGCATTGCTACATACAGCAGCAATTCTACCGATAAGGTCTTTCTGCTGAGCGCGATCGAGTGTGGATTTGTATACAGCGGCAGCGTTCCGACCGATGATGGCGCGACACTTGCATACTTTAACGGCTGCGCGGCAAACAGCAGCGACAGCAAACGCGTTGCAAATTACAACGGCGCCGCGTACCTCTGGTGGCTCCGCTCGCCGGACTTGCGCGACACGTACCTCGTGCTCTACGTGGATACCTCCGGCGGCTGGCACAACGGCGACTATAGCCTCACCTTCGGCGTGCGCCCGGCTTTGATTCTTTCCTCTGATCTCTCGGTCTCTGACGACGGCAGCATCAGTGTGACCACCAATGCCGCACCCACGACCCCCGCCAGCATCTCCGTGCCCAGCTCCATCATGGGCGGCACGAGCATCACGATCTCGTGGGGCACCAGCACCGACGAGGACGGCAACCTCTCCGGGTACAAGCTGGAAAAGAGCACCGACGGCGGCAGCAGTTGGAGCCAGGTGTACACGGGCACGGCCACCAGCACCACCGACACCGTGACGTTCGGCACCAGCACTGTGACCTACCGCGTGTGCGCTTACGATTCGGACGGCGCGACCTCGGAATACAAAACGAGCAGCAAAGTGACCGTGACCAACAACACCGCGCCGACCGCGCCGGCCAGCATCACGGTGCCTACCACCGTGAAGGGCGGCGAGACGCTGAAAATCTCGTGGAGCGCGGCCACCGACAGCGACGGCAACCTGAGCGGCTACGTGCTGGAACGCAGCACGAGCAGCGGCAGCAGTTGGAGCCAGATCTACAAGGGCACGGCCACCAGTTACACCGACACGATCACCAAGGGATGGAGCACCGTTACATACCGCGTGAAGGCATACGACCCCTACGCCGAATCGGCCTACACGACCAGCGCGGCGCGCACGGTGGACAACAACACGGCCCCCACCATTACCAGCAGCACCGCGACCGGTACGAACCTGGGCACCAAGAGCGAGGGATTTACGCTGGACTACACCGTGGCCGACGCGGATGGCGACACGCTGACGATCACCGAGAAGGTGGACGGCGAGACTGTGGCGACCGCAAGCGGCGTGGCGAGCGGCACGAAGCGCACCTTTACGGGCGCGTCGGGCAACGCGTGGCTGGCGCTGGCAAACGGCGCGCACACGCTGGCCGTGACCGTGAGCGACGGCAAGGCAAGCGCAACGTGGAGCGCGAGCTTTACCAAGAGCATCACCACGGCCACGCTGACCCTGACGGAGCCTCTGGCCGTGGACGGCGCGATCACGCTGGCGCTGCTGACCGTGACCGGCGAGATCCCCAGCGACGCGAAGCTGACCGTGGAGGCCACCAACAACGGCAAGGACGCGGAACCCGTGTGGCAGGACGTGACCGCACAGGTAAAGACCGGCACGAACATCGTGTTTAAGAATGCGACCGCGGCGAACGGCGCGGCCTTTAACTTCCGAATCACCGCGGCCCGCGGCGAAAGCGGCGAGGGCGGGTACATCTCGGCGGTGAACGGCGCATTCCAGTGAGCCAGAAAGGGAGGACAAAACAATGGGCATTGCATGGATCAAAACCGACCTGCCCACGCTGCGCGAAAAAAAGCTGCGCGAGGTGAACGAGGCGTGCGAAAAGACGATCCACGCCGGCATCGACGTGGAATTTGAGGACATCGAGGGGAAGCAGCATTTCAGCCTGGAAGCGACCGACCAGATCAACCTCGCGGCGCTGTTTACCTCGGTGACGCTGGGCGCGGCGACGGGCTACTACCACCCGGACGGCGGGCAGGTGCGCGCATACAGCGCGTACAACATCGCGGTTTTGTACGCGGCGGCCAAGGGCTTTATCGCGGCGCAGACCGGCTATTGCAACCTGCTCAAGCGCTGGATCGAGCGGGCGAGCGACGAGGAACTGGCGAACATCCAGTACGGCGACAGCCTGCCGGACGACCTCGACGAAGCTCTGGCAGAGATCTACGCGGCCAACAACAAGGACGCGTACAATCTGCTGGACGCGGTGACGGCGCGCGCGGCGGGTGACGAGGACACCGTATGAGCAACCTCGAAATGATCCTCGCGCTGGAAGAACTGGACGAGCGGCAGGCGAAGATCGTGCGCGCGCTGGCGGCGCGGCTGGCCGAGCTGGGCGACACCGAAACCGCAAGGGACGAGATCGCGCTGGCCGACCGGGCGTACAGGCGGCTGATCGGCGCGGAGGAAGAACCTTTCGCGCTGGGCGCGGACGATGCGGAGCCTTTGCCGGAGCTTTTGGAGAGGCCGGAAGGAGGCGCCGAAGGCATGAATCTGGAAACGGTGTACAGCTACCACGCGCCCAAGGAAGGGCAGGCAGAACACTATACGAAAATCCGCGCGAAGGCCAGGGAGCTTGCGGAACTGATCACGACCGAGTGCCCGGACAGCCGCGAGAAAAGCCAGGCATTTTTGAAGCTGGAAGAATGCGTGATGTGGGCGAACGCCAGCATCGCGCGCAACGAGTGAGGGGGTGAAGTGAGCCGTGAAAACCTATGGCATCGACGTGAGCCACCATCAGCCAAGCATCGACTGGCCGACCGTGGCGAAGGAATTGTACAAGGCGAACGGCAGCCGAAAGCAGGGCTTTTGCATGGTGCGCGCTGGGTACAGCAAGCGCACCGGCAAGGGCGGGCTGGTGGTAGACAGCAGCTTTTACTCCCATGTGCAGGGGTGCCAGGAAAACGGCATCCCGTTTGGCGTGTACTTCTATTGCTACGACGAAAGCCCCGCGGCGGCGCGCGTGACCGCGCAGGCCGTGGTGGAGCTGCTGAAACCGTACAAACCGGAGTACCCGGTTTACTACGATGTGGAGTATGAGAAGTACAACACGAGCTGCGGCGCGGCGGCAAACAACGAGCTGATCAAAGCGGCGATGGAGGTGCTGGAAGGCGCGGGCTATTACGCGGGCGTGTACTGCTCGCGCGATTTCTTCCAGCGGTACACGGATCTTGCGGGGCTGAAAGCCTACGACAAGTGGGAGGCCGCCTATGTAAAGACCGACAGCGCCGACGTGGACAACGGCATCTGGCAGTATTCGGCCAAGAACGCGCTGGGCCTGACCGGCTTTGGTACGTCGCTTGACTGCGATATTGCCTACAAGAATTACCCGTATATCATCCGAAAGGCCGGCCTGAACGGCTGGCAGAAGGGGGAAGGATTATGAACCAGTTTCTTTCGTTGATCCCTACGATCACGGCGTGGGCCGTGCTGATCGCCGCGCTGGCCGTGGCCGCCGTGGCCGCGATCCGGCTGGGGTATCAGAAACAGGTGGCCGAAACGGCTTTTAACTTTGTGGTGCAGGCCGAATTGCAGATCCGCGGCACGAAACGCGGGCAGGAGCGCAAGGCCATTGTGACACAGTGGTTGAAAGCGAAAATTCCGTTCCCGTTCTCGCTGTTTATCACCGACGAGATCGTGGACAAGGTGATCGAAAAAGCGTTCCAGCAGATGAAAAGTTGCTTAGAAACCGCCATTGCGGCCCAAAAGACGGGGGAGGAAGCGGACGATGGTTAAATGGCTGAAACGTGTGCTGCTGCACTTCGTCGGGCTGGACGACCTGCTGGCCGAACTTTTGAAAGAAGGCTGATACCATGAGCATTTTAGCGATGTGCGGGACGGTGCTGCTATCGGTGCTGGCCTCCACGGGCATTGCTGCCGTAGTGGTGAAATTTATCGTGGAAGGCGCGCTGAAAGACGCGCAGGAAAAGCGCAAGCGGGACACCACCTATCGCCAGGAGAAGGCCAAAATGGACGACGCCTGGAAGCATCAGGTGGGGCGGACGCTTTTCTGGATCTACCACGGCATCAAACGGTACGAGCAGGTCGAGGACCGCGGCTACTGGAACGGCGAGCTGATGGATTCGCTGGACAAGATGAAAGAGATCGAGGTCCAGGAAGAAGCGCTGGACCGCGACCGGCTGGCAAAGGTGATCGAACCCAAATAAAAAGGACGACCCCGGCAACTTGTAAGAGAGGCTTACACGTTGCCGGGGTATTTTTGTGGAAAAATGTGGAAAACAAGTTGAAATTGTTTATTGCGGCGGGGATGGATCAGCGGATACGGCCAAGAAGTTGCGCTTCGTACTGCTCGTATCCGGGCAGGAAATCGAATTTATCACGCAAATATTGATAAGCGGGAATTTGGGCCATATCAAAGCCCTGCGCGCAAGTGAATTTATAGTATTGGGGAACCAGATCGGACAGATTCGTTGCGTTTGCGATCAACCAATCAGCCATCGGAGCCTTGCGGCGCGTGGTGCCAGTGTAGGGCGTAGCGCTCTGGCTCAGATCGACCAACTCAGCGAGTTGGTCACAACCTTGGTGGAGCAAAACATCGGCTTTTAAATCGACCGGTATTTCTTCAAAGAGCGGGCACTCGCGCAGTTCCTTGGCAATGGCGGCGTCTTTGAGCATGAAGGGAGAATAGCGGCACTCCTGATTATTCTGGGCACCGCGCAAGTGCAACTTAACCACGATCTGTGCGTCGGTGCTCATGGCCTCCAAGGCGGAAACGGCTTCTTCCTTGCCGAAAAGCTGTTCTGCCCGGCGCTGGCCGGCAGGCTTGGAGGTTTTCACCTCCGCGTCGATGTAACCAAGCTCCATCGCGAGGCGGTAGATGTGCTTGCAGGGGATATGTTTGTTTTTGTAGACCGGGCAGGTGCAGGTGGCAAGGGTGGTTTCGTACTGCTTGCTGCCCCAAAACGAGCAGCACTGCGCCTCCCGGTCGAGCGTGCCGGGCATGGGCGTGAGCGCGCCGGTGGTGGCGGCGTGCAGGGAATTGAGCTGGACGGTGCCGGTGTGGTCACGCTCTGACCACGGGCCAAACGGGCGAATGGTGGGCATTGTGGGAACCTCCTTTTCTGGGGCAAGCCGCAAGGCGCTGCCTGATAAGATCCTGTTTATTTTTTCTCTGGTGTGGGGCCAGAGTAAACGGCGGGGGACAGTTTGACATTGAACTGGAAAAACCGTATCATAAAACTATGTTAAGCTATTTTTTGTATTGCGTTCCAGTTATAGAATATCACAACAGGACGGCAAATTCTACACCGTTTTCCAAGATCAGGAGTATTTTACATGCGGCTGTATAAACATCTGACGTACACGGATAGATTGAGGATTGAGAAGTGGCTGAATGAAGGTTTGAAGCCGCGCGATATTGCCGACCGGCTGCGCGTACACGTGAGCACGATCTACCGGGAATTGAAACGGGGAGCGTATGAGCGTCGGAACGGAGACACGTGGGTTATGGAGGTGGCGTATAGCCCGGACATCGCGCACAAGAAGTATCAAGAATATTTAAGATGTAAAGGCCCGGAGCGCAAGGCAGAGCACGACGTGGAGTTTATCGAGTATATCCAAAACAAGATATTGGATGAAGATTACTCGCCGGATGCGGCACTGGCAGAGGCGCGCAACGATGGAAAGAAAGTTGACGTGTGCCTGCGCACGGTGTATAATTACATAGCTGATGGAGTATTTCCGAAACTGACCAATGAGGACTTGCCGGAGAAGGGCAAGCGCCACCGCGCATACCGCAAGGTGCGGGAGGCCAGCCGCGCGCCGGCCGGAGAGAGCATCGAGAAGCGCCCGGACGAGATCAACCGGCGGGAGACGTTCGGGCATTGGGAGATGGACACGGTGTACAGCAGCAAGGAAACGTCGAAACAATCCCTGCTGGTGCTGACTGAGCGCCTGACCCGGAAAGAAATTATAATCTCGATGCCGAACCGCAAGGCCGAAAGCGTGGTGCAGGCAATGGACACGATGGAAAAGCAGTTTGGCCGGATGTTCGGCAGCATATTCAAGACCATAACGGTTGACAACGGCGTGGAATTTTCGGACGTAGAGGGCCTGGAACGGTCTGCCCTCTGCCCTGGAAAGCGAACGAAGCTATATTTCTGCCACCCGTTTTGCAGCAGCGAGCGCGGCAGCAACGAGAACCAGAACCGAATGATCCGGCGGAAGCACCCGAAGGGCACCGATTTCGGGCAGGTTTCATTTCAGGAGATCAAGGAAACGGAGTTCTGGCTCAATAACTATCCGCGAAAAATTTTTAACTATAAAAGTTCTGAAACGATGTACAAAGAGTGCATTTTGAAGATGATCGGGGCAAAATAAAAGCGCTTTTGCACTTAATTTGGAAATATTGCCGCATATCGTTCGATATTAAGGAGGACGGTTTGGAAGTGATGCACAAAGTAAGCGGATGCACCAAGGGAAAATTCTGCGCTCTGAGGATTTTTGCAGTTATCTTGCAGTTGTAAAATTTTCTTTGCAGTTAATATTGACATTTGCGGCTGAAGATTGTAAAATTAAGTGCGAGAGGATAATAAGATCCTCCCGCACTTAATTTTTTTGTAACTTTTTGCAGGAAAGGGAGGTGAACGGATGACGAAAGAGGAACCGTATTGGCACCAATGCCGTAGAAAGTACGGCCACACGGAAGGTGAGATCTTAACGGCCTTCGGCTATCAGCCGCAAGCTGTCTATGAAGATCGCTTGCGTGTTGAGCTTTGCAAGACCGAGGAAGCGTTCAAGTACCTGCAAGGAATGCTTGAGGTTATGCAGCATACGGGCGTATACGAGAACAAGGGCTTAAAGCTCGAGTTTAACTATGAACCGAGCTTCCCGGCGGCGCTGGTCGTCGTGCAGGATTACCCACCGTGCGAGGAACAGCCCCGAAATGACAAAACGGAATGCATTCCCGCGAAGGGGAAAGCGCAAGGGGGCAAGCAAATGACAAGGAATGAACTGTACAACAGGATCTTGACGGTGCTGAAAGAAGCAGCCTGCGAAGGTATGCCGATCGGCACACTCAAGGCAGTTCTGGGCGAGGTCGATTTTGCAATCGAGAGCCAAATCAACAACTTGCCTTTCGGCGCGATCAGTGACGGCCTGAAAGAAAGAATGCCCCGTGAATGACGGTACATTCACAGGGCACTCGATCAATATGGAATACGGGTCCGCTCTCTATCGTATGCGGTGTGCAGTTCCTCGACAATGTCGTACAGCTTATGAATCATGGTGGCGTAGTCCATTGTGGCGAGATTTTCTCTTGCAGCAAGAACTTGAACCGCCAGAGGGCCAAGATTGTCGCGGACTTCAACGATCGGCGGGACCAAAACGTGTTCGTTTTCTTCCATATCGCAGAAAGCACGAGTAGCAGGCATAAACCGTTCCCCCTTTCTTAGATTCGGCTGGTAGCACAGCCTGTTTCTTAGTATAGGCGGGGACTTCGGAAAATGCAAGGGAGGTGAGCGGATGACGAACGGGTACTGTATTAGCATTGAGATCCAGGACGGCGAGATCGAGCAGATCATGGACGAGATGAAAAAGGCAATGCGAACGGTGCAGGATTGCTATTACCGGCTGGAAGCACTGGGCGTGGTGACGGTAAAGAAAAAGGACACCAGCGACGGCTGATGCCCAAACCGAATCAGAAGTTCCTTTAACCAAGGTAAATGAGGTAATGAGGATGGAACAGCAGGTGCAGCAGGCGAAGAAATGCAAGTATCTAACCCTTGAAGAACGCAGGAAGTTTCAGGCGCTCTATGAATCGGGGATGCCTGCATACAGGATCGCCGAGCAACTGGGCATTAACTGCTCTACGGCTTATCGGGAACTTAAACGCGGAAGGACCGCAGAGCTGGACGAATATGGCCTGCCCAAATACGATGCGGAAACAGCCCAGAGAAGGTTTAAAGCAGCGCTTTTGCGGCGGCCAAAACGCAGCCCGATCCCGAAGAAAAAACCGCGGAAAGAGAGCCTGCCGCGCAGGCCCTACACCAAGCGGGGAACTTGAGTAATTAGTCTAGCAAATTACCCCCGGAAAACAGAAAAGCCGTGCTGGTGCTTGCAACACCAGCACGGCGAGAATCGTTGACACAACGAACTCTGTTACTGCAATTATTATATCACAGGACACACAAATGCGCAAGGTATCTCGAAAATTTCGAGATAGAAATTCCGGCGAATTTACGCGCAAAAACTGTGATATATAAACAATTTTGCAGGAAAGGCGTTCGTTCTGGACGCCTTTTTTCTTTTGAAAAGGTGTCTCCAACGGTAAGAGGATGACACTTCAAGCAAAACCTGGCAAAAAACAGGGTGCTTGCAGGTGTATTAAAGTTACCCTTTTTGAGAAAGGAGACGCAATTATGCAACTCAGTTACTTCTATGCCACCGTGCAGCGCACGGAGCAAAATTTCAGCTTCAACGTAATACCGGAAGTGCTATACACGAACCCGGTATTCAGGAAGATTTCGTCAGACGCCAAATTGCTGTACGGCACGTTTTTGAGCCGTGTGAACCTTTCGAGCCGGTGTAACTGGCGCGACAAGGAAGGCCGGGTGTACATCCGGTTCTCCGTGAAGAAAATCATGGAGAGGCTGAACTGCGCCAAGGAAAAGGCGCTGGACGTGTTGGCCGAGCTGATCCGCTGCGGCCTGATCGAGACGGCCAAGAGCGGGATCATCTACGTCAAAAACGCGTTGAGCGCGAAGGACGTGGAACCGGAGGCCGCCCCGGCGGGCGAGAGCGAGCCGGAACAGCAGGACGAGCAGGCCGCGGCGGCAGAGACGACCGAGCCGGAAGAAGAAAACGCTGCCCCGGCGGACAAGCAGGACGAACCCAAGGCGGAAGTGCGCGCGGCGGAAGAAAACAAAAAAGAGGGGGCTATATATAATATATATATATCTTCCAGAGCTTCTAAAGAACCTCTGGAAGAATCAAATCAGAATCATAATACGGGCGCGGACGTTGAAAACTTTGATCGCACCGAGTTTTGGAAGCTCAGCGACGTGCTGACCCGGCGCGCGACCTGCGAACAAAAGCTGCGGTGGAACATCGACTTCGACGGGTTGCGCCGCGAATATCCGAACGCAAAAACGTACATAGACCAGATTCTTTTACTGCTGGTAGATGCGCTGACCTCGGACGAAAAGGAATACCGGATCAACCGGGAAAAGAAGCCGGCCGCGGCGGTGCAGGCACAGCTTTTGGCGCTGCGAACGGAGCACGTGGAAAAGGTGCTGGACAATTTACAGACGTGGGCACGGGAGATCGCGCACCCACGAGAATACTTATTGACGGCGCTGTATAACGCGCCACTGAACTGCGGAACGAGGCAGTTTCGCAGGGATGGATTTACGGATTGAGAGGAGATAACATGATAATCCATATTACAAGACGATGCACGATGAACTGCCCACACTGCATGGAACGAGCTGTGCCGGATGGAGCGGATATGACGCTTGACACGTTCAAGAACGTACTGGATTTTTTACGGGTACATGGATTGTGCCGGCCTGCGATACTTATCAGCGGAGGCGAACCGACTGAACATCGAGACTTCGATGGGATGATGCGGCTTTTGATCGACTACCTGAAAACGTATCGTTGTTTTGAGGTTATTACTTTTATGACCAACGGCGAGCAGATGGAGAAAGACCCGGAACGCTTTCAGAGGTATGCGGATGAAATTCAGCAATACGCCAAGCTGCTGGTGCAGGTATCTGCCGACAAGCGGTATTATCCGCGGCGAGTGGAGCCGCACAAGAAGATCTTCCAGCAAGAGTGGGTGGCGTTCGCGGATGACTGTGTTGAACGAATTTATCCGCAGGGACGAGCGCTGGATAACAATATGCCGTGGGAGGCCATGGCGTCCAAATGCTTTAACGTGCGTGCAATAAGCAAGCAATGCCCTGACTTTGACTTGAAAAACATTGAGAAAATTTTGCTTTACAACGGGAGATTTTGCACGCCGAGCATCGGCATCAACGGCGAAATCAAGCTGGGCGAAAGCGAACTTTGTCCAGCGTGCGCTTCGATCTATGACGAATATGAGGAAATTGCTCCCAAAATCAGAGCGTTTCAATGCCACTGGTGCGACCAGATAAACGATCGGCTGCCTAAGAGATACCGGAAATTCGTGGAGTGAAAAAAGGCACGGGAGGAATAAGAAAATGAACGGAACAGTGGACGAAATGCTTATGAACCTAGTGGAGCTGTACAAGCTGCGCGCAGAGGTGGAAGAAATGAAGGCAGAGGCAGAAGAAATGAAAGCGGATCTGCTGAGTGAATTGGTAAACAAGCTGGAAGAACAAAACAAGCTGCTGCGCGAGAAAGTGGCACGGCTGGAAGCGGAAAAAGAGGGAGGGGAGAAAACGGAATAAGCGGCACGAACGGCGGATTTTTTGAATTTTTAGAATGGGAGGAAATGCAAGATGGAAGTTGTTACTATTCTGAATTTGAAGGGCGGCGTGGGAAAATCCGTGACCGCCTGCAACCTGGCATGGAACATGGCCGAGGACGGGAAAAACGTGCTCGTTGTTGACCTGGACAAGCAGGGCAACACCTCGAAATTTTTTGGGGTATGCGACTACGAGCGCCCCACGATCGCGGACGTGCTGACGCGGGAAAAGCAGATCTTCGACGTGCTGGTGCGCGTGAAAGAGCGCACGGAGAAAACGGGCGAGATCGCGCTGGCCCCGGCGGATATGCGCCTGCTGAACGCAAACCGGCAGGTGATGTTCGATATGGCGCACCAGCAGCAAAACCGGCTGGCGACCGAGCTGAAATACGTTAGCGGCCAGTACGACATTTGCATTGTCGATTGCCCGCCCGACATCGACATGGGCGTGATCAACGCCTTGGTGGCGGCGGATGCGGTGATCATCCCGGTAGACAATGACGCATGGGCACTGGACGGCTTGCATGAGGTGATCGATCAGGTGCAAGTGGTGAACGAGGAATATAACCCGCGCTTGGAGATGATCGGTGTGCTGCGCACCAAGGTGCAGAAAAGCGCAAGCAGCCGCCGCGTGGGCGAGATGCTGGAGGGCTTGCCGGTGTTCGACAGCAAGATCCGGGACAGCAAGATCGTGCCCAACGCCAACAACGCGCACAAGGCGCTGCGCGAATTTGCCCCGAACGCGGCGGTGACAAAGGACTACATGGCGCTGACCGCCGAGATTTGGGAGGGCCTGGATTCGCGCCGCTTTATCCGGCGGTGCGAGGACGAATGGGAACGGCGGCGGGAGGGCTAAAACATGGCAGGAGGATGGAGAGCAACAAGCCTGCTGGCGCGGCCCGACGGCATGGCCGTGGTGATGCTGCCGCGCGCGGCGCTGGAAAAGAACCCATACAACGAGCAGATCTACAAGGTGGGCAACCTCGAACTGCTGAAAGAGGACATCCGCGCAAGCGGTGTACGCCAACCTCTGGAAGTGGTGGCCGACCCGGAGAACGCGGAAAAGTGGATCATCTTGAGCGGGCACCGGCGGCTGGCGGCCTGCACCGAGCTGGCGAACGAGGGCAGCACGGCGTTTGAAAAACTGCCGTGCGTGATCCTCGAAGGCGCGAAAACGGAGAACGACCGGAAGATCGCGCTGATCACGGCCAACGCGACGGCGCGCGTGCTGACCGACGGCGAGAGGCTGGCGCAGTACGAAGCGTTAAAGCAAGCGCTGACCGAGCGGAAAAAGGCCGGCGACCTACACGGCAAGGTGCGCGACGAGATGGGGCGTATTTTAAACGTGAGCACCGGCATTTTGGGCCGGATGAACGCGATCGGCGCGAACTGCACCGAGGAAGTGCGGCAGATGGTGCGCGACGAGCGGTGCACCCTGACGAGGGCGTATGAGGCAAGCAAATTGTCGCGAGAGCAGCAAGCCGAATATGCACGCACCGGCATTTTGCCCGCGGCAAAGAAGGCCGAACGGAAGGCCGAGAGAAAGCCGGAAGCACCACGGAAAAGCAGCGTGGCGCCGGAACTGGCGGACTGCGAAAGCTGGCCGGTGACGGTGCGGATCGCGCATTTTGGCATGATCTTCGCAGAAAAGCATTTGCCGGACGGGCGGAAGATCGTGGCGGAGATCGACACGAAAGCGCCGGAGGGCAGCGCAGGCCGCGTGCGTTTTGCACTGGTGGAACAGGACGGCACCCGGAACGGGTGGAGCAAAAACGGAAAGGACTGCGTACAATGCGTGCGCGATAATTTGAAGAAGTAAAGAACGGAGGGCGGACGGTATGACGGCGAAGGAATTTCGGCGGTTGGCATGGTTCCCGGAAAGCATCGAACGGCGCAAGGTGCGCATTGCGAAGCTGGAAAAAGACCAGAAGGAAAACCGGAGAATTTTTGCCGCCATGCTGCGCGCCAAAAAGGCCGACGCGGAGGAAAACCCGGACGCGGAGAGCCTGAACGCCGAGTACGACGCGCGCGCCGAACAGATCCGCGCGCTGAAAAAGGCCAACGCGGAAGAACAACGCCTATATGACGAGGGCACCCGCATGATCGACGCGTGCCCGGACCCTCGCACGCGGGCGACCTTGAGCGCCCATTACGTGGAGGGGCTGCGGTACGCTGAAATCGTCAAGGAAATGGAAGAAAATGGAATTTTCGCGACTGAAACGGCGCTTCGGCAGGCTGTGAACCGCTGGTTTCAAAAAAAATTTTAAAAGCCTGTCACAAATGTCACAAATGTCACGTATGTCACAAAGCGATGTGGTATAGTAGGAACTGGAAGTGCTGGAACTACTTGCCACATCGTTTTTGCGGCTTGTAGGATCTGATTTTTTCGCGCGCAGGGGGCGCGCGGAGATGCCTTCCGCAGAGGTGTCACGAAGTGACACTTTTGCAATGCCCCGGCGGGCGAAAGGCGCAGGCGTGAAACAGTGTGGGCACACGTTTGAGGTGACAAGAGGAAAATGCGCACCGTGCAACGGGCTGCACAGCGAATGCGCGGAGTACGAGCCGGGGAAGATCGACCGGGAGAGCGTGGACGAGATCGCGGCGGCGAAGCGGGCGGCCAAAGAAGCATTTCTGGAAAGCCGACCGAAAAGCCGAAAGCGATACGGCGGCCTTGAAGATGCAGCAGGCGCGGACGGGCCGCCGAAATGAGATACCGGGCATTGTGGGGCTTATCAGGGGCGCACCCTGACGGTATCGCAAACCGCACCGAAAAGGGCACGCGTGGCGGCGCGAATCGGTGTGCATCGTGCCGTCTCGCGGGTTTGTTGCATTTACCGCGGGCATGGCGCTGGGTGATCGTTTTAACGATATACGGTACTCCTCCGCGTAGAAGGCGCTGAAACACCGCCTCGCCCGGCGCTCGCGCACCGATCCGCCAACGGCGCGCACGGCTACCCGTGCCGGAGAAAACGGTAGGTGCACCGACGGAGTGACTAACCGGCGGCGTACCCCCGGACGGGATCTTTCCCGTTCGGGATTTTATGCGGCGGCCTGGTGGGCCTGGGGCTTATTTACCCTGTGGCGCTGGTTCAAATCCGGCCCGCCGCACCAAGAGGAAAAGTGTCACAAAGTGACACCTCGGAAAATTGGCAGAAAGGAAACGGCATGGACAACGACGAGGTTTGGAAAATCATTGCTGACGTGCTTGCGCACGGGATGGTGTGCTTTGTCGAGTGGCTGGTGATCGTAACGCTGACGGATGCCGTTTGCGGGCTGGTAGGGCTGAAATATGGCTGGCAGATCGGCACGGTGATCTGGTTGGCGAAGGTGCTGATGGGATGATGCCGGGGGGGCGTATTCGATTGGCACAGCCAGGACAGCAGAGCGACGGGGCCGCTGACCGTGGCGCACACGATCAGCGCACAGTATGGCACAGGCGGAGGAAACGCACCAATGGTGATACAGGATGGCGGCTCGATCGACTGCCGACACATGAAAGTAAACGGGGAAATCAGCGGGACGCTGCAAGCGAACGGGCGGAGCCTAAACGCGGTGAACCCCGTGCTTTGCAGGGCGACCACGAACAGCAACGCGGAAACCGCAGAAAACAAGGCGGTTTGTCTGACGTGCAGGCACGAAGCGCCACTGATCGCGATGGAAGAAAAACCGCAGACCTCCTACATCGTGCGCCGGTTGATCCCGCTGGAATGTGGGCGCCTACAAGGATTCCCGGACGGGTGGGGCGAGATCGCGCCGCTCGATGCCGACAACGAAAGCGATTTGGATTTGTGGCGCAGGGTGTATAAAACAAACTGCGAGATCAAAGAAAGCAAGACGAACACACGCACGCGGGATGATCCGAAAGCGCTGGCGGCGTGGCATGACGGGCTGCACTCCACATCTGCCGAGTACAAAATGTGGGGAAACGGGATGGCGCTGCCGAACGCGCTGTTCTTCATCCAGCGCGCGATCCGGCAAATACAAGAAGAAACCGGGAGGGCGCCGGACGAGATCAAGCTGGGCAGTCTGTTCGACGGGAGCGGCACAATGCCGCTGGCGGCTGAAATGTGCGGCGCAAGGGCAGTGTGGGCAAGCGAGGTGGAGCCGTACCCGATCGCGGTGACGCGCACGCACCTGCCATATATGAAGCACATCGGCAGCGTGACCGAGATACGCGGCGGCGAGATCGAGCCGGTGGACATTATCACATTCGGCAGCCCGTGCCAGGACTTGAGCATTGCCGGGAAAAGGGCCGGGCTGGAAGGCGCACGGTCGGGGCTTTTTATGGAGGCCGTGCGCATCATCCGCGAAATGCGGCAGGCGACAGAGGACCGTTACCCGCGCTTTGCGATCTGGGAGAACGTGCCGGGCGCTTTGTCGAGCAATGGAGGGAAAGATTTTGAAACCGTCCTCAACGAAATGCTGCGACTTGCCCGGCCAGGTGAGTTTATTCGACAGCGTGGAAGATGGCGAAAAGCCGAAAACTACGGAGCGCTTGCCTATCGAATCGTCGATGCTCAATACTGGGGAGTGCCCCAGCGTCGCCGTAGAATCTACCTTGTCACAGATTTTGGTGGAGAATCCGCCGGCGTGGTCACTTTTGAGCGAAAAGGCACTGCGTGGGATTTTGAACCGCGCATCCCGTCGCCAGGCTTTGCGGGGGGGGGGCAGGATTGCCGGACTTGCTCCTGAATGCTATAAATGGCATGATCGAATGGTGGCAAAACAATTCGGGGGGGTACAGTTGTACCCTGAAAATTCGGCAGGGCTGTGAAGGCGGCGGCAAAGGGCCGCTGGTGCAGGAAGAAAAGAGCGCAACGCTGGCAACGCATCAGGATCAGACCCTCTTTAGCTTTAGCGACGA